TTTTAGTTCTTATTAATCTTAGAAATTAAAATATTCATATCATATCCACTGTCAATAAACTTTTCACACAGTGGTCTATTGACATCATTACCGAGTTTAGTATAAATAATGTCCATATCTTCAAAGTCAAAGTTTGTTCCGAGATATTTATTTATACCGTCAAGCATAAATTGATGGTATTCATTATTTTTCTTTTTTGAATTATAATGTTGTGTTTTATGAGCACCTCTTGAAAACCATGCTAAAACTTTGCATTTTATTTCACGCTCATCTTTGCAACTTTCAAGTATAAAATACTCGTTTTCTTTTACCATTGCGATAAATTCGCCATTGTGATTTATAATACTTCCCGGGAAACAATCCATTAACTTTTTAACTTTTTCCCACTCAACCATTTAATTTATTTTTCCTCTCTTTCTACAGTTTCAATATAAGTTCCTCTGCAGGTATGTCAAGATGAGTGATATGTATTTCCGCAAACCAATCACATCCTTTAAATAACACCTTATAATAGCCCTTGCCGTCTTCTTCTAATGCCTTTAAACATTTTAATAATTCTGATACTGTCATTCCTGTACCTCACTTTCCCGACCTTAGCATATAAAATAATAACTGCGACATTGACCTTTGACGGTCCTTTGGGTGTGCCTCCATTGCGATTTTTAACGTCCACCACACCGTTATATCATCTAATGGCGTTGGATTTTCAAATTCGTCAACAATATTTCTGTCCTCGGGACACGCCACATATACACCCACTTCCCACGGTTTGTCTTTGATTATTTGTTTGTAGGTTTCCATTGTCGTAACAATGTAATTCCTTTCGCCCTCAAAGGTCAAACCATTTCCACTGTTGTAGTCCGCCTTACAGCTTTTCACCTCATAGAAAACAAATTCGCCTTTTTCAATTCCGCTTGTGGTTTGATTTCTTGGTACGAATTGTATAAAATCAACACGCTTTTCTTTACCTTTGCCGCATCCGAAGTCAAGTGTAACTTCGCTCGCATAGTATTTGCCCGCCAATTTTCTTTGAACGAGTAAATTGCTCAAAAATTCGGTTGTTTCTTTCCGGTTCATTCTCGTACCTCCAACAATTCGGGATTATCATTCATATCGTGTATATTGCCTATAACACCGGCTGATTTCCCGTCACCGCACCAGTATAATAAATCTTCTCGTAGCGTCAATAACGGCTCATGTTGCCACTCTATGACAAAACCACAGTCATTACACGCACGTTGTCTGTCGTATGTATTTCTGTATTTAACTATTCCTAAACACGCTTTCTCCGTTGTGAAATGCGGTTCATATCGGAATATACTTCCCTCAAAGACTCGATTTCCTTTTTTGTCGGTAACTCCTGTAAATTGTCCTACTGTTTCAGGTATAACCCTATGTGCCCAGTCAACATCATTTGATGAATTATCAATTATATACACTACTTCATCTTTTACATCATCAGCTTTTTGCTGAAATATACCGCCCGTTATCCATTCTCCATTGTCTATGCGTTTACCTCTGAATAGTATCTCTCGCATTATGCATCCTCCTCAATACTTACAATCAATTTGCTCATTGAATCGCCCAACTCCAATCTAACCGCTTCCATATATGAACCTACTCCGTTGCGATAAAAAGTATATTTTCTTTCGGAATTATCGCCAGTGTCACATCATTTTCGTTTGTATGTTCTTGAAATATCACAAAACCATCCATGAATTTCACACGATTACATCGACAATCAAAATCCATGCACCTATCTTTTACATTCAAAACAGCATAAAAATTTTTATTTTGGCAATGTGATATATCACCTATATTTTTAACTTTTAAATTCATCTTAAATAAACTCCCTTCCGTATTGTTTCAACGATGAATAAACTGTGCCGTGAGATATTCCTAATGCCTCGGCAATTTTTTTTTGCGTAAATTTTTTATTTAACAAGTTTACTATCTGATTATGATACTCAAACGCTTTACTTTTTCTGCGTAGTACTGCTGCCGTCCATTGTGGTTGTACACCATTTTTAATTGATTTCGTAACATTTCGCCATGCAGCACCTATACATACACCGGAACATAACTGAATATCGAACGGTTTTCCTGTGTTTTCGTCAATGTGTTCGTCCATCAAACGACCACACATACTACAATATCGTTTTCGCATTTTACTGTCCCCTTTCACACTATCACCGGCAACAACAATAATTCTGTATCACCGTCTTTTATTATCAATGCGTCTTTCTGTGATTTCAATTCCAAAACAACATTGTCGGACCGTATTGTTTTTATCATATCCATTAAAAAATCAGCATTGAAACCGATTTTAATATTGCCGGCTATATCGGCATCTATTTCATCTTTTAGCTGGCAGCGAAGATTTCTGCCATTGCATTTCAAAACATCATCTTTCAATTCCAACGTTACCGGAACTTTTGTTTTGCCCTGTTCCGAAACGAATTTACCGCGTTCAATCATCTGCATAAACTCTGCACGTTTTACCGTTGCAGTTATATCCGATTCACGATTCATCATATTGTCATATTTGACATAACCATTTTCATTAAATGTACTGGCGACAACTATAAATTCACTGTAATCTAACAACAACCGCATATTTGTATTATCAACAATAATACGCAACAGCGGATTTTCACTTTCAATACGACACAGTTCCTTTGCCACAGGAAGCGTTATTACAAACGACATATTTTCATATGTGCCAACAGGTGTAGTTATATGTGCCATTCGTTTTCCGTCAGTTGAAACATTGTGTAATGTTTCGTTTTTTATGTCAAATAACACGCCGTTATACTGCGGTCTGTATCCGACTGTCGGTGCTGCAAACGGCACAGTTTTAGTTAAAATTTCTCTAAACCGTTCCTGTTCTAACATCAATTCATTATTGCATTCCGGCATTGATATTTTCGGATAATTTTCCGCAACTGTTCCTTGCCATTTCTGCTTGTATGTTCCGATTTTCATTTCAATGACATTGTCTTTGTCGGTTGATATTATAACCTCCATGTTTTCACCTTTGGAAATGTTCATCAAATACTTTGGGTTACATACAACAGTCCCTTTCTGCTCAACGTCCGCACGAACATAATATTTGATTTTTATGTCATTTGAATATGCTGTCAATTCCACCATATTCGGTGCATTGGCATCTATCAGAATACCGCCCAACATCTTCATCGTTTCTGCATTGACAGCATGATTTATAACTTTGATTGCCCTAATGATGTTATATTTGAATGTTCTGAACTTCATTTTTGCTACTCCTTTCTTCGCAATAAATTTTGATTCGATTTTTTTATCTTTTATTCTATGGCTAATATTCAAATAAAAATAGTGATTATATTTTCGTAGAAACGGCTTAAAATCTGATGTTCTAAGCCGTTTTTTTGATTATAAAATCAATTATGTTTTTTTGCGATTTTATAACCATTAAAAACTGATTATATTTTCGGAATTCAGCTTACTTTTTCATCACTGTTTTCTTCAGTTTCACTATCTGGTTTGTCCCACACTGCCGCCGAATTTTTACTGCGTTTAAATGGGTCTTTTTTCACATTCCAATTTGAAAATTTCATGTATTCCGGTTGGAATTTTAAAAACATTGTTCCTGTTTGCGAAAACCTTGATTTTGGTAACAATATCTCAACTTTACCTGTTGGTGGTTGTGATTTGTCTTTTCTGTATGCGTCTTCGTTATGGATGAACATTACACTGTCGGCATCTTGTTCAATAGCTCCGCTGTCACGAAGATCGGCAAGTGTCGGTCTTTTGTCCGACCGTTGCTCATTTGCTCTATTCAGCTGTGAAAGAGCAATTATCGGGCAACCTAATTCTTTCGTTAAAATTTTCAGTTCTCGGCTAACTTCACCAACAGCTTGTGCCTTTGTGCAGTTTTTATTGTTTGGCATTTCAATTAATTGCAAATAGTCAATAATCACCACCCCCAAAGAGCCATATTGTTTTTTTAACCTACGGCAAACCGAACGAATTTTTCGCACTGTCATCTTGGGTTCATCACAGATTAACAATTTTTTTGTTTTTTCTGATTGATTCATGAAACTGGCGAGTTTTGTCCAATCATCATCTTCCAATTCCCCATATCGCAAAGCAGAATATTTAATGCGTGTCATCGAGGATACCAGACGGAGCATTAACTGTTGTGCGCCCATTTCCAACGAAAAAAATACTACCGGTTTTAATTCGTTGTAAACTATATGTTCGGCAACATTTAATGCAAATGCGGTTTTTCCCATACCCGGTCTTGCACCTAAAACAGCCAATCCGTCTATACCGCCCATTTTCAAATCTATGTTATTAAATCCTGTTGCCTGTCCCGGAATACTACCTTTGTTTTCACTTGCTTTTGCAATGGTGTCATACGTCTGCATTATCAAATCGTCTGCGGTATTGACATTGATAGAATCACTCTCCGTTGCCAGCATATATTCCACTTTGTCGGATATTTTTTCTATTGGCAATGTTGTATTGCCTGCCATAGTCAATATTTTATTTGACATATCTATGTACCAACGACGTTTCGCATATTCTTTTACGATTTTGCCATAGTAAATTAAATTATGTTTCGTTGGGTTGTTACTGATTGCATTTTTCAGAAATTCAATTCCCTTGTATTCTTTG